CTCTTTAGGAGTTATTTTTTCATTTTTCGTTTTGAAAAAAATATGATGTAATTCCTCTTAAATCGTTCTATTTTGCGTGTTTAGGTCTGTTCCTTGTCATTATCCTAGAAATTATCTAAAATGCAATACAAGCCAATCTGTGAGCTTACAGGGGTATTATATAGCAAGGGGTATCTAATCAACAACCAAACAAAAAACCACTCGTTTGAGTGGCATGTAATTGAAGAGTTATGACCTCACTTTCTATTTAATCAAATTTTGTTCGTTAATAGTTTCAATTGCTTTTTTAACTTGTTCAGGTTTCCCAGTTATAACTAATTTTATCGTATCTTTGCTTTCAGCGTTCTTTTTACCTACTTTAAACAAGAACAAACTGTACAAGATGAATGACACAATATAAACAATATAAACCATTTACACCTCTTCCATATCTTCATCAATTTCATCAAGTTCTTTGTGCATAGTGTTATATTCTTCTTTGCTTAGTTTACCCTCCTCTAGTAAATCGTTCAAATCTTCATTAATTGCTTTACGTGCTTCAATTCGTTCAGATTTTGATAACATACTATTTACAAAAGTATAAAGCACTAACATGTCTTTTTCTCGTCTTTGTAATTCCATTTTTTACACCTCTTTCATTTCTTCAATTGTTTCTTCAACTGTTGTATGCAAATCGTAGTAAAATACTAATGTGTAATGTTCATCTTCTTCTTTTGTCCAAGTTTTATATTTTGTTTCGTCCATGATTTCATTAACCATTTCAGAGTGTTCATTCAAGTTTGTTACAAGAATTTCAAGAGCTTTTCTTGAGGGTTTATCAAATTTTGCCGTGAATTCATACGCTTTGACAACATCTTGAAGCATACTGAACAAGTCCATATATTGAGCTTTAGCATAAGCATGTACTTTACTTTCATCTGTTGGAAAGTGTTCATCAACTTTTTCATCATGTAATTTCAAAGTGTCGTTAAGCAATTCAATTTGGTTTTTAAGTTTCATTTTTTAGTTCCTCTTTCTTTCTTACGCTTGCATTCCTGTTAATTTGTTTAAGTATTTCGTTTTACGGTCTATATGGTATTCTAAGTTGTTTCCCCAACGTGTTTGTAACGAAAGTTTTAGACATTCAATGATGTAACTTTTAAGCGTTCCGTTTCTGTTGACATCATCTAAAGTGTAGAAGTATTTTCCTTGTGTTCCCTCACTTGCATTGTATTCATTAAGTTCAAAGATTTCATTTTCGGCAAATGCTTCAAGTTCTTCTTTTTTCAAGTTATTAAAACCGCTAGAGAATCGGATAAAGTTCAATGTTTTGTCATTAATCATAGTAGTTACCTCTTAATTTTATAATATTTGTGTTGTCTGTGATTGTATTGGCATAAATATAATGCTCATCGCTCAAGAGTTGTACAGCCCTGTATAAGCTATTTTCTGTTTCTTCGGTACAAATTACCATAAGTTCTACTTCAAGCGTCCTAAACGACTGATAAATGCTTGCATTGTTGCTTACTTGACTAACAATAGGGTGTATTTCAGCAAACATCACTCCCATTGGTTCTCTTTCATAGTCCAAACTAACGGTAAAACCTAACTCTTCAAGAAACTCTTTGATGTCTAGCTTTTTATTTTGTAAGTTAATCATTTATTCCCCTTTGTAAGTATCTAACAACCATTTAACACGATTAGAAAACCACTCTTTGCGTCCTTTGCTACTGAAATATTCAAAATTTTGGACGTTTTGATTTTTTATGAAGTGGAATAATTCAGTTTCATCAAAACATAATGTTGAATTATTAAAGACAAAATCAAGCATTTCAGAAATTTTATCAGCTAGATTGGCTTTTTCAGCAAACTTTTCAGCCTTACGAACCTTAGGACTATTGGCTTCGGTACTACGAACCAAACGCAAGAAATAAGACTGTTCAGCTAGCATGTTTAACTTCCCTAGCGTGTTAATAATAATCATGTCAGCTACTTCACGGTTAATCACTTCGTCTTTTTCAAAGTTTAGACCGTATTTTTTGTTTGTGTTACGTTGGTAATTGTTGATGTGTTGTTTTACCTCTAGCATGTCATGGATAACTTCCAAAGTGATAATTGGTGCATTTTTTAAAAAAGTGAGTTTTTCTTTACTGATTTTCATAGTTTGTATGTATTCCTTTCAATTAATTCCATTAAGTTAGTAAAATCAACGGCAAACAGAGGGGGAACAAGTTCTCTCACAAGTTCCTTTGCTTCCTCTACTCGTCCTTGTAGACTTAATTTGTCCACTTCATCAAGTATCATTTCATAGTCATATCCCATTCATGAACTCCTTTAGAATGGCAATTGTTCATCAGGGATATCAACAGGAGTATTACCACCGAACAAGTCAACCGTATTTGGAGCCATTCCTCCATGTGGGTCGTCATATACGCTTCCACCGTTATCACGGTTTAGGTTAAATTCTGGTGTAACTTTAGCAAATGAAGCGTTGTAGTAAGTCTTATCCCCTTTTGTTTCGGCTTTAATTTGGTCAATGTATACAGTTACGATATCGCCATAATTTACGCTATCAGGTAACCAAATACCTCCAATATAATGCTCAAATGGATATGCTTTAAATGACAGAACTTTTTTAGTTCCTTTTGATGTTTCAACTTCTTTTGTGTTAATTTCGTTTACTTTCAAAGTTTCGATAATTTTCATTTTTTTGTTTCCCTCTCTTTATTTGATAGTTTAATTATAACGTGTTTATTTTCTTTTGTCAAGTATTAAGCATTCATGTTTACTTTTCCTTGTTTGCAAAGTTCGTTTGCACGGTCGCTTGACATCTCTTTATTTGCTACCATTTTTTTCAAGTCGCTTAGTTTGTATTGATAACTTGCTTTAGGTACTGCTTTAGGACGTTGTGCATTGTTTTGTCCTTTGTTTGTGCTATCTGCGTCTTTTGTATCATCTAATTTCAACGCTTGACCGTAGGCATATTTACTTGCGTATGATTGACTAGCCCCAGTAGCTTGAGCCTTGTCCATACCTTTCTTATTGACGTCAATGACTGCCCAACCGTCACCGCTTGTGATGTCATTAAGGTCATCAGGGTCAAAAATATCAACATGAACATGTAACATAAGTTCGCCATTCATTTCAAACATTTCTGTTTCTGCTTTTTCCATTAGCCCATACTTTAATAACAGAGGTTTCAAAGCCGTTTGAATATCCTCGTTGTTTCGGAAATTATATTTACCGTAGCTATTGTATTGACTTTTTGGCACTTCAATTTCATTGATTAATTTCAAAACTTTGCTTTCCATTATAGGCTCACTCCTTTATTTACATGTTTTTTGTACATTTTCCACAACCATTTAAAGAACCCTCTGATGTATCTACCAAGTTCTTCGGCTACATTTTCAACGGTTTTAAACGCAAGCCAAATAAATAGAATTGTTAAAAGTAAAGTCAACATTTTTTTATTCCTCCTTAACTGTATAACTAATTATACCGTGTTTGCTTTCTTTTGTCAATTACTAAGCCATTAAAGTTCTGTTTCACTTGTTTTACATTTTTGACAATCACAATGATGTGAAGCCATTTCATTAATTAAAGTGATGTCGCCCTCATTGTCTAGTAATACAGTATCAACGCTTAAAAATTCACTTGGAAATTCCATAAATACGTCCCCTGTTTTATCTTCTACTTGTTCAAGTTTTTCAATTAGTTGTTTAATTGTTAAAGCCATTATTTAATACCTCCGATTATGTTTAAATTTCTTTGCATTGGTTGCGTGTTTCATCATCTAGTTCTGTAACGTTTGAAAAGATGATATCTTCATCTTCGTCTATAAAAACTAAGTCAACACTTAAAAAACTATCAACTGTTTCAAAAAATACACTTTTGTTTTTGTTTTCTACTTTTTCAAGTTTTTCAATCAATTCTTTTACCGTCAATTCCATTATTTAATACCTCCAATGTATTCATGTATTTGTTTTAATTGTTCTTTGCTATCTTTCCATGTATATTTTCCTTTCCTGCCTGTTTTTGTTTTCTTTTCAGGAGGTGGAAAACCCTTGCTATTAAAGTATTGTCTAGCATACTCAAAGAATGTCAGTGCATTAGTGTAATTGTGTTCCCCTAACATTTTATGATATTCTAAGCTAGTTTTACGCCACTTATCGAAGTCGTTCCAGTTCAGAATCAAAATAATCTACCTCTTTTATAAACCAACCGTTTAAAGGCTTGTCTTTATTCAGCCATAATTTTAAATAACTTTCTGTAACACCGAAGTGTTTTGCCATATCTTCAAAAGTTTTAAACCATAAGAACTTGTGACGATTTAAAGCACAATATTTATACACGTTTCGCTTCCTCTCTTTTTCTAAGTTCTTCAAGTTCTGCTTTTCTACCTTTGAACTCCTCAAAGATTGATTTTTGAAGTGCTACCCAGTTTTCAGCTTCCACTCGTTCAAAGCCCATTTTAACTGCCATGTTAATATAATCGTTATATTTGCCCATGTCTTTCTCATAAGGCTCATTAGGCTTTTTCCCTGCCCTTACAATATACTTCAAAGCGTTTGTTAAAGCAAAACCTTGCCCAGTTGTGAAGTTATATTGCCAAAATTTTAAGTCCCATTCAGAACCCCAAATTAAAAACTCTTCTAATTGAATACCGTATTTATTTGCGTAATAATCTTGAGCCATTATCTTTTAACCTCCAAAATTTCCTTTCCATTTTCATCAAACACAACTGCTTTTGCCAATTGTCCGATTTCTTTCATATCTTCTCTAATAGCTTCTACTGCGGTTCGTAGTTTTCTAACTTCATAAGACCAACTCTCAGAACCGTCTTTAAAGATATAAATAACTTTAATCATTTTTGTTCCCTCTCTTAACTTGATGACTTAATTATATCGAATTCCTTTAGCTATGTCAATTACCATTTTGTTTCAATTCTATGTAATTTTTGTAACATTCTTCTGAACAGAATAATTTTTCAGCATTGCATTGTTTGCCACATGCTTGGCACGTTCCACCCTCTGCAATAAAATGAATGTTTTGAACTCCCCATTCATTACACCAAAATTCCAACGTGTTATTTGCTTGTTGTTCCTCCATGCCTAGATTGTCAACCATATATTTAAAACATAGGGACAACTTAGCTTCAAACTTGCTTAGATGTTCTTGCATGAAGTCGTACACTTCTGTTACATCAGCTTTTGACTTTCTAAACTCCTCTAATTGTTCTAGGTCTGTCAATCGTGGCGGATACTCTCTTTTTGTTCCGTCATCATAATAATAAACTACTTTTTCAATTGCCATTATTTGATACCTCTCTCTTTGATTTTGTTTGCTACTACTTTGTAGTACATTCTTGTTTCATTGATAAACGTATCATCTACTTTACTTTCTTTTTGACGTTTTCCTTTTTCTTCTAGGCTATTTAATAACTTAACAAGACCTTTTGCACTAAAGTTTTCAATGAAGCGTGTTACTTCTTCTTTTTTGTCTGCTTTAATGCCTGTTAAACGCTCATAGAGAACGATTAAGACTTCTAGCATAGAAATATCTTCCATTTGTTTATAATAGCTATGAACGCTATTTAGAAGCCCTAGAAGCATATCTTTTTCAACATCTGTTACTGGTTCTTTTTGTTGAAGTCTTACAACTATTTTATTAAGTGTTTCAAGTGCAATTTTCATTTTTTTATTCCCTCTCTTAACTTGATGACTTAATTGTACAAAAGAAAAACCGCAATGTCAAAGACAAAGCGATTAATCGTTGATTTCTTTTAGTTTTCCGTTTTGTTTCAATACTGTTAAAAGACTTTCGGCTTCGTTTTTTGTTTCCTCGTATTCTTCCCCCTCTTTTTGTTCTTCTTCTAATATCTCTTTAGGTTTGTTTCCTGTGGGATCTATAATTTGAAATTGTTCCCCTACGTAACCAAGGCAAACTTCCTTGTCGTAAGCATAGTTACGAGCTTCAACAGTTAAAATTGAATATTTGCTATTCTTTCCCATTTTAGGGCTAAGACATAAACAGAACTCAAACCATGCACCAATTGCCGAACTCCCTAAAGCGTGCGTGCTACGAACTCTAAAACTCTTTTCCTCAAGAGATTGGTTGTTCGTATCTTTTCGAGCATGTGCAATCAAAAGGAATGTTACATCATTTAAAAGCAACTTCAATCGTGTTATGTTGTTCAGAACGTCATTCATACTTGACATGTCATTTAGAGTGTTGCGGTCTGTCAGCATGTCCTTTAAATTATCCAAAATAACAAACTTGATATTATTGTCTTTGATGAATTTATAAAGTCCATTCATGTGGTTTGTGTTGTCTAGCTTAAAAACTCCCCCTGTGATGAAATGCAAATTATCAGGAACATCACTATAAGCCTTTAATCGTTGATGTAAAACAAAGTCAGTATCTTCATTGTCAATTATAAGCACGTTCGCTTTTTTAGTTTTAAAATAGCCAAAGGGGACACCTTTAGCTACGCTTAAAGCCATTTGCAACGTGGTAGAACTTTTAAAAGACTTCTGTGGTGCAATGGTTAGACCTGCCTGTCCTCGTGGTATTAAGTGTTCTATCAGCCATTCATTACCACCTTTAAAATCTTCTTTTTCTTGTAACTCCTTAGCAGTTATAACACGTTTAAACAAGTCCTGCATTTTAATCAACCCCTTTTACTTTATAGTCAATGAAGATGATATTTTTATCACGTAAGGGTGTAAAATAAGTTTTAAATTCATAGTCAGGGTAAATATTTTTTAATCTAACTAGCCAATACTTAGCACGTTTGACCTGCCATTTAAAGTTCTTTGCTTTTTTGATATCTTTGTTAATTGCTTTGATGTCGTCTTTAATTGTCATTTGAAAAACCTCCATAGTGTAATAATAAGACCGATTATAAGTAAAAAGTCAACTATAAAAACCAATGATAAAATTATAGTGACAAAAGTCAACAAAACCGTCAATCTTTATATCCCCCTTTTATTAAGTCAACTAAACCTAAGATAAAGTTACCTAGGCAACATAAGAACCAAACAACAAAAAGAGAATGGTCTACGCTTGCAACAATTCCAAACATAGCTGACATTATCCAATAAACAATAAACATATTTAAACCTCTTTCTTTTTATCTATGCTTTAATTATAGCCGAAGTTGTGTTACAATTCAAGCTATCAAATATTTCTTTTTAGTTACTTTGCTAAAGGGTATAACTATCCACGCAAACGCAGTTTTTATCCCCCCTCTTGAATCAATTAATATGTCAGCGCTAGTAACTTAATCAATCCTCACATCAATTCGGCTATGATGAACACCCAAGCGGTAACTTCTTATTTAACTTTGCCTGTGTTGGGGGGACGTTTAGAACTTGCTTCCATTGACATCACACAGGGCTACCACTTTGCCTAATTCATTACTTGCGCCTTATTCAGTACGGTTTTCATATACTCAATTTCTAAGACATCAGACAAGTCTTAGACGTATTCAATTTTTATATTTATTATTATAACATACACTTTTATAAAATCAAGCGAAAAAATTAGGGTCAAAAATAAAAGAATGGCTCAACCGTTGGAATGGTTAGGGATATATTATTTTTTGGTTACAAATTATTTAATAAAATTGTAAACTATCTAAATCTTTTGTTGGTATGATAAAAGTAAAACTAAAAAAACAGTATGCTATAATAATACCATAATCAATGAGGGAGGTATAAAGCATGGCAGAAAAAAACATCTATTTTGTTAATGATGAAGCAGAACTGAAACAAGTGTTAGAGTTTATTGACAAAACTGATTACGGTATTAACATTGACAAAACACGTGAAGATGTTTATGCAGTCGTGACTTCTTATAGCCTACCTATTTAAGAGGATAGAAATGAAGAAAATTTTAGCTATTGATTTTAGTACCGCTAGTAAGAAAGGCGAGGGTACAGGGTACGCTTTTAGAAAAGACGGTCAAGTTTATGTTGGTTCTATTAAAGCATATAACCCTAAAAAGACCGCTTGGGAACGTACCTTTGACATTGTAAACGCAATTAAAGATATTATTGATGAGTTTGATTTGAAAGGTTAAAGACGGTCAAGTTTATGTTGGTTCTATTAAAGCATATAACCCTAAAAAGACCGCTTGGGAACGTACCTTTGACATTGTAAACGCAATTAAAGATATTATTGATGAGTTTGATTTGAAAGGTTATCATCTAGCCATTGAAACGCCTATCATGGGAAGAAACAGAAAGCACAGTATTACATTGGCTAATTGTAACGGTTATTTTATCGGTGCTATTGACGGTCTAGTAAATGGCTATACTTTCATAGATAACTCTAAGTGGTGTAGCTATCATCTTATTTCAGGTAAACGAGAACAACGCAAAGAAGAAAGTCTTGAGCTTTTAAAAGCCACAGGCTTGGTTGATTCTGATTGCAAAGATGACAACATAGCTGACGCTTATAACATCTTGACATATTGTGAACACTTGGGTTAGTTGTTCCCTTATAAAAAACAATAATCAAAAATGGAGGTGGTAATATCAAAATATCTCAAAACGGTTTGAACTTGATTAAAGAGTTCGAGGGTTGCCGATTGACTGCTTATAAACCAGTACCGTGGGAACAAATGTACACAATCGGTTGGGGACATTATGGAGTTGAAGCAGGTACAACTTGGACACAGGCTCAAGCAGATAGTCAGCTAGAAATTGACATCAATAACAAGTATGCACCTATGGTTGACGCTTATGTAAAAGGCAAAGCAAATCAAAATGAGTTTGACGCTTTGGTTTCATTGGCTTATAATTGTGGTAATGTTTTCGTTGCTGACGGTTGGGCAGAGTTCAGTCATTCTTACGTAGCTTCAATGATTCCGAAGTATCGTAATGCAGGCGGTCAAGTTTTACAAGGTTTAGTAAGACGCAGACAGGCAGAACTTGACTTATTTAATAAACTAATTTTTAGTAATTCAAACCAAAATAATCAAACAGGAGGAATGATAAAAATGTACCTTATTCAAGGACTAGACGGAAGTGGTAAAGTTAAACATTGGTATGTTTCGGACGGTGTAAGTGTTCGCCATATTCGCACAATGCGTATGTTGGAAAACTATCAAAACAAATGGGCTAAACTTAACTTACCAGTTGATACAATGTTCATTGCAGAAATCGAAAAAGAGTTCGGACGCAAAATTGACATGGCTTCAGGAGAAGTAAAATAGGAGGAAGTAAATGAGCTTATTCAATCTCTCACGCAGAGCGGAAGATGTGAGCTTTTCAACTTTCACAGTACAAGACCCTACAACTGATTTATTACTAGGTAAGTTATTGGGCTTAGTTTCCTATTTTGATAATGTTGATTATTCCGAAGCGTCCAAACTTGAGGACTTATTTTATTGGGCTTTACAAGGTCAAGAAGTTTATCGTGTTTGGTATGGTGGTTTCAAGTATTATGCTCAAAGAGTGAATGCAGACCAGTTTAACATTTTAGTTAGAGAACCAAATCGCAGACAGGTCACTATTAGAACAAACGACTACGAAATGTTATTAAACCCTTTCTATGGTGCTAGTCCTCAACGGTTTGGCGTAATGTTTGGAATGGCTAGTAATGGAATTGGACGACGTCTTGATTCTCAAGCTCAAATCAAAATCTATTGGAAAACCAAAGTTTATAGCGGTTTGAAAGAAGTTTGGGACAGAATTCGTGAACGTCTAACACAACAACAACAACTTGCCAGAGAGTTCAATGGCGTTTCTGTTATTGGTTCAGATGATGATATCAAACAGATTCAGCCAGATTATAGCGGTTCACTACAAAATGACGCAAACCTTGCAATAGAGATTGCTTTAAGTGAGTATGGAATGCCTAGAGAGTTGCTTTATGGACAAAGTAATGAGGTTACTATTATCGCTTTCGCAATTCAAAAAGTGTTACCACTATTAAAACAACACGATAAGAACATCGTTTTCAATCAAGAAAATTTTGTAGCTTATATATCAACAACCGCAAAAGGAGGAAACATTGAAAGTAAAAGCAGTAAGAGGGATAGCGAACCCATTGGGAACGATTGATTCACACGGTACTGTTATCGAGTCCATTGCCAACGCAGGCGACGGAGTAGATATCCTTAATCGTCACAGAGAGAAAATCGGTTCAGGGTTCGTTCATCTTGAGGGGGACGATGTAATCTTGACAGGTTACGTTGACGAAGAACAGTACACAGCCGAAAAAATCGAAGAAACAGGCTTATCAGTTGGTTTTAATGCTAACGGAGTGAAAGCACGTGAAATTGACGGAGTAGGCTACTACAAAGATGTTACAATTACGGAGGTGTCACTAACTCCGTTACCAAGTAATAAAGGTGCTAAAGTGACAAAAGTAAGAGAAGAAAATAAAGAAGATGAAAAAGGAGAACAAAAACAAATGGGTGCAAACGAAACACAAGAAATCATGAAACAAGCAATCGAAGCAGGTGTAAAAGTTCGAGAACTTGAAGCTAAAGTGACAGAACTTAACAAAGAACGTGAAGAACTTAAAAAAGAACGTGAAGCGTCTATTCCTAGCGAAAAACCTGAAGACGTAGAACGTAAATTTATGCGTGAACTTGGTGGCAAAATGGCTGAAATGCCAGAACAAGGTTTCTTGCGTGAGTTTGCTAACGCTTCAGATTTGAATGTGGTTAATTCCCTTGGTTCTATCACTTCAAAATACGCTCGTAAGTCAGGTATCTATGACGGTGCATTGAAAGCACGCTTCCAAGGCTTGACACTTGCTGAAGACGGTGTAGACGATACATTCATCGAGGGTACTTTCAAAGCAGGTACAGACAAAAATAAAGCTCAAACAGCTTCAAAACGCTCACTACGTCCACAAATGGCAGAGGCTTACTTACAAATGGATAAAGCAACTGTCCGCGGTGTAAATGATTCAGGGGCGTTATCTGAATATGTAATGTCTGAAATGGTAAACCGTGTTATCCAAAAAGTGGAATACAATATGATTCTTGGTTCAGCTGACGGTTCTAATGGTTTCTATGGTTTGAAAACTGCTACTGACGGCTGGACAAAACAAATTGAGTACACAGACTTGTTTGAGGGTATTACTGACGCAGTTGCTGAATGCTCAATTTCTGACGCAATCACAATTGTTATGAGTCCACAAACTTTTGCAGAATTGCGTAAGCTCAAAGGTTCTGACGGTCATGCACGTTTTAACGAGTTGGCAACAAAAGCTCAAATTGCTCAATCATTCGGTGCTGTTAATCTTGAAACGCGTGTATGGGTTCCTAAAGATGAGGTAGCTGTTTACAATCACGATGAGTACGTTCTTATCGGAGATTTGAATATGGAAAACTACAACGACTTTGACTTGCGTTATAACGTTGAACAATGGCTTTCTGAAACTCTTGTGGGTGGTTCTATTCGTGGTAAAAACCGTTCAGCTTACTTGACTAAAAAAGCAAGTAAATAATTAGAAAGGTTGGTAGACAATGGCTGAATTTAAAATTACAGACCGTTACCAACAAATCATTGAAACGACTGTGGAGGGAATGAGCGCTGGGCTTTTCCCTTTACTTGGTCGTGTTCATGTAGTTGACGCAAATGTTTTGCAGTCTTTCAAGGTTGAAAACCATGAAGCAAAGGACTTTAAGACAAAAGTGTTAAACGTTGGTAAATTTGATTATATTGACTTCTCACACGGTGCTGACTTGACAGAGGGCGCTATTAGTGAGGCGATTCGATTAATCACTTATAACATTTATAAGCAAGTAGAAAAAGAACTATTTGACTTAGCTAAAGTTGTTACAGGGGACTACGTGCAAGGCACTAACGATATCATGTTTGTTAAAGATAATGATTTCGTACAGTTGAGTATTCCTGTATTTGAAACAGACCACTTTGACGTGGAAGATACGTTTGATAAAATTGTAATCAACCCTGATACAGCTATTTTAATCGGTTCTCTAGTTCCTGAATTTGTTATCACTAAACAAGCAAATACTAACAAGGTGCGTGTTTATGGTACTTTGACAGTAGAGGGTGGCTTCTTTGGTACTGGAGTAGTTAAGAAAATTGGAGGATAAAAATAAATGGCATATACATCAAAAAATGAACTTACCCATGGTCTAGGATATGGGGTAGTGTTCACAGACCTAACAGGGTCAACAACAGGAATTCCAATCGCAGGCTTGCGTGGTATTGAAGCAGAAACCAACCAAGAAAACAAAAATTTTTATGCAGGGTTTAACGCTCCTTATCGTACTATTGCAGGTTCTAAAAACACAGAGATTACAGTTAAGTCTTATGACTTGCCTGACGCTTTTGCAACTCATGCTTTAGGGTTTGGAAGTGTTTCAGGGTTCTTGACTGATGACGTAGCAAATTACAAGCCTTATGGGTTTGCTTATGCAGAGCGTTACCGTGACGATGATGGAACAGGGTATAAAGCAACATTCTATCCAAGTGTTCAGGCTACAACGCCTAGTGACACGGCCGAAGCGGACGAAGAAAGTCCAACAGGTAAGGAATACGAACACAAAGCTACTGTTACGACTGGAGATTTTGCACTTGCTGGTCAAAAACGCTTGTTTGTTAAGTTCAAAGTGTCTGACAAAGACCTAACAACTGGAACAAGTGGTCCCGCCTTAGCTTTCAAAAAGTTGTTCACAGACCTCAAACCGCTCACAAATACAGACATCAAAGCATGATTTTTTAAGAGTGGAGGGCTTGGAATTAATAGTTCCCACTCTTTTATTTTAATTTATAAGGAGATACACAGATGAAGAAAGAAGATTTTAAATTTGATTTTAAAGCATTAGAACGTATGGAAGATAATGGCATTTACTTTGGAGATTTGAACGAACGAGATTATCACAGTTTGGCATTATTCTTTTGGGCTTGCGCGCCACAATATACACTTGACGAAATTCTTGGGGCTTTAATTGGCGGCTTATTGCCTGTTACTGTTGCCGAACTTATGGAACAACTGGTAGACGAAACAAAAAAAGCGATAGCACTAGCAAAGAAGAAATAGGGGAAACCGCAAGAATTACAACACTTGCAATTGTTAGTGCTATGACAGCTTTTAGAGTTCCCTACGAAGTATATAGCCATAGACCTTTAGGGTGGACACTAAAACTAATTTCAGCGTTGACACCTAAAGAGAAGAAGAAAACAACCGCAGAAGAGCTAAACAAATCGGAACATGTGGAGGTAAAATTATGGCAACCTATAAGCAATTCATAGGAATAGAAAAGTTCACAGAGGAACAGATGAAAAAAGCTTGGTTAGAAATGGTAGACGCTTTTAATTCTAATCAGAACAAAGTAAAACGCAGTTATAAAAGTTCATTAGGTGGCGACTTTTCAGGATATCGTGCAAAATTTGATACCAAGAAAATTACCAAACAAGTTACTAGGTCATACGGTTCGCTTAAAAGTGGTAACATTGGTATTATTAACGGTTTTAAAGATAAAGATGAAAGTTGGAGAATGCTCAATGTCTTATTACATGACCGTCACTTACATCAACGTTATGGACAAACACTAATTAAAGCTACTCACGAAATGGACGACAAAACTAAAGCGATTAAGCGTAAATTAAGGAGTATAACAAACAATGGCTAAAGAAAAATATGTCATTCAGGCAGAGTTAGACACTAAGGGCGTTTTAAGTAGTGCTAGGGAAGCACAGAGAGAAATTAATAATATCGGTCGCCTAGCTAAAGAAACTAATAAGAACGCTCAAATAACAGGTTCTGTGACTATGAAAGACAAAGGTATTAAAGAAACTCAAAGAGCTTTAAACCTTGCTAAACAGAACGTAGATAATTTAACAAAGGCACTTGCAAATGCTAAAATGTCAGGTGCTACACAAAAACAAGTACAGGCATTAGAAAGCCAGTTAGTCAAAGCACAAACGCAAGCGACTAGACTAAGCACAGAACTTTCAAAGATTGGTTCAAGTAAGGGGTTCAGCTTATCAGGTGCGTTTGATAGTGTCAAAAGTTACGGTTCTAATATGCTTTCAACTTTCTCTAAAATTGGGAACGTAGTGAGTGGAGTTAATGCAGGAATTGGGCTTGTTACTGGTGCGGTTTCAACTGCTACTGGTTATATTGGCGGTTTTGCTAACAACTTGATGACTACTTATGACCGTCAAATTCAGGCACAAAAGAGCTTGTCAGCAACTTTGTCAGACGGTGCAGAGGGTTACAAAAAATTTAATTCATACATTGATTCAGGTAGTGAACTCTTAAAATCACAACGCAATGACCTGAACGAGTTAGGGTCTACCATTTCAGGTTATACTAGTCTAACAGGCGACCAAGCATTTAAAATTGTTAATTCAATTAATGCCGTAGGGGATAGCCTAGGTCTATCAATGGACACACAGAAACAATTCTCTTATGGTTTGGCTCAAGCATTAGGGGCAGGAGTTTTGCACGCTCAAGACTTCAATCAAATCATGCAATCGTCACTTGGTGCTCAGTTCCGTGATATGTTGATTCAAGCATATAACGAAATTAACCATACTAGTATAGGTATGGGAGAGTTCAAAAAAGCTATGGAAGATGGCGCTGTCGGTACAGATGTAATGAATCGTGCCATGGAATTGTTCCAACAAAAAGGGAATGAACTAGTTTCGTCAGGTCCTAGCACTTGGGGGCAAATTCGTGAAATGATTTCTAACGGTTTCAATACAAGTGCTTTGGACGGTTTCCGTAAAGGCTTAGGCGATACAGGTCTTGACATGGGTAACCTAGGAAACAACGCCACAACAATGGCAAGTACTATCGGTAGCCAGTTGGGACAAATGGCAGGTAAAGCAGTTGGTGCATTAACACAAATCATTGACAAGAACCATGACGGTAAAGTGTCACAAGATGAAATGAAAGACGCTGTTAATGACGCTAAAAGCGCAGTTAATAACTTCTTCAATAAAATCAACTACACTTCTATCAGTAGTTTCTTAGGTAAAGTTGGTTCAGCTATTAGTTCATTAAAAGATTTGTATAATTGGGCAAATAACGCTTATAGTGCCGTACAAAGTGCATTGAACCTTTCACGCAACATTGGAGGTAATACTGGTTTACTTGGTAAAGCATTGGGGTTCAGAAAGAACAGTACATGGGGCGATGCTTTTAGTGACTTTCATTGGGGTTGGTTAAGAAGTAATATTGACCCTCTAGGAATTAAAGAACCTACTTCACTAGGTCAAAAAATTCTAGGTTCAAGAAATGGACAGTTACCATTGGACTTACAATTCTTTGCAGGTGGTAGGGAAGCAATCAGCAGAGCAGTTAATGCGGTCCAACCTTATGCACGAGCAACAAAAGGTACAACCGCAACACCAAGCATTGGAACACAAGACAACTCACAACAAGACATCAAAATTTACGTACAATCTAGTGCGGACGGTCGTAGAATTGCGAACGAAATTTATAACAAACTAGAAAGAAATGGGGTAAAACTAAACAAGCGTTGATTTATACTAAAAGTAAGCTATACAATGACCCTAGGTGGATAAAAAAGGCACGTGAAGAAAAGAACAGGGTAGGACATTGTGAGAAGTGTTGGAGTACAGAACACTTAATTTGTCATCACGTTATACCATTACAATGGAACAATGACATGTTAGAGGTCAATGACTTTTACAAAGAAGTAATAAACGTACCAACCGAAGTTCTTTGCCATAAATGCCACCAAGGAAAGGAACGAAGCGGAGATTTGATTGACTACGCAAGAATTATAGCGGAGGGCTTAATATAAGGAGATGTAAAAATGAGTTTAATTCAAGACTGGATAGGACAAGATAAAGATAATGGCGAAATGATTAAGCTACTAAAAAAGAAAGTGGCTAAAATCGAGCATGAAATAGACTACAAAAAGGCAGATAAAATCTTTAATTTCATTGAGGAATTTATGACTTTGCCTAATAACGAACGCTTTAAAATCATACCTTATCATAAGGCGGTGCTTACTTTGATGTATTGCACTCCTTACCAAATTGATGAATTTGTTGTTATTGTAGGACGCTCAAACGCTAAATCTATTCTTGATGTTATGATAGCCTTAATTGAACTCTTTTTGTTTCCTAAGCCTAATAGCGTCATCGCTTTAATGGCTACCAAGAAAGACCAAGCAGAAAAAATCTTGATGAAGCATTTCAGAGCTATGGGAAACTGTCAAGGCACTATCATTAATAAGTTTAAAAACCAGTTCAAACTAAACAAAGAACAGATACTTGTAAAAGAAAATTCAATTCTAAAAAGTAAAGGCACAGAGATTTCTATCTACGCTAGTAACGAGGACACGCTAGACGGTGGACGTGAACAACTTATTATCATAGATGAATTTGGTGCGTTTAAAAAGAACCCTCTCATCACTATTAGACAGGGGCTAAGAAAAAACAAGGGTACGCTTTTTATTTCAACTACAAACAACGTTATTCGTGGCGGTGCTTATGATGACGAGCTTGAAAGTTGGAAAGAATGGGTAAAAGATGATGATTTCAGTCATTGGGTATTCTATTATGCTTTAGACGATTATGACGAAGTAAAAGACAGTTCTAAATATATTAAAGCAAACCCAGCTTTAGGTTACACTTTAAGTCTTGAGGACATTCAAAAGGACTTTATAGGGGCAATCGGTAACCCTGTTAAAATGGCTAAAATTATCACTAAACGTTTTAATTTATCAATGACTGACAGCACTACAATCTTTACAAAACAAATTGTAGACAAATGTCTAGTACCACCATTAGACTTTGAGGGTCGTTTAGTTGCTATTGGTTCAGACTTTTCAGTACGTGGCGATGTTTGGGGTACTGTGATAGGGTACAGAGAAAACGGACACTATTATTTTAAAGCTATCCCTGTCATGCCAGAGAGTGCAGAAGATAAATTTAAACACTTAGGGGAAACAATAACACATGAGGGTATAAATAACATGTCAGGCGAAGCATGGGACGCTTTTATGAGTGCTATGAATGGTAGTGTTCCGATTGCGTTGAATTATGACCCTAACTATGCTAAGAATTTCATTGATAAATTTGAGCAGACTTATGACATTGAATTCTATAACAAAGTAATGCAGAACAGCTTTAAGCTATCAAATACCCTAGAAGCCACTCAAAAGCTCATGGAGGAGGGGAAAATACATTTTGATAGTAAACTACTAGCGGTGCATTTAATGAACGCAGAAACGAAAATAAACGATTTTGGGCTAATGCGTATTATCAAAAAGGGCTATACAGATAAGATTGATTTGGCTGACGCTTTAATCAACTTGATGTGGTGGTTCTTAGAAAGTGAAGAAAGTGAGGACTATTTCATCTAATGGCTATGACAGAAGAAGAAAATAAAAAAATGCTAGAGGCGTTAAAAACCCTAGCGTTTGGAGGAAAAGAAACAAAAACAGTTATCCAATATAAAAACAACCCTAACGGACGGAAGACAGAAACAGGGCGAACAGTTACCGAAGTAAACAAACTGCCAGACCGTTCGGCATTGTTGAAACTAATGGAGATTGAGGGAGTTTATGTTGACGCAAACGTTAAACTTAAACAACAAAAAGTGGACGAAGTAAGCACAGAGAAAGAACTAGTAGACTTAGTGGAGGGCTTAGCAATAGAATGACTATTTTTAAAGCGTATTGCTGGAATCCTAACACAGGTAGAGATTTCACAATTAAAAAACCTAATTGGAACATTGTACAACGTTGTTCTTTAAAGAGTATCGAAACAATTGAATTATTACCACAACATATCTATCTTTTAGACGGAACGACTGGAGCAGAAACAAGCAAGCGTTGGCAAAGAAAAAAATGTCCTGACGATTGGAACAGACCCTTTAGCTATGGTTCTATTGTTACTAAACCACAATGGGAAAATAAAATAAGCGGTATTGCTTTTTGTACAGATTATGAAAGAAAACAATATCCTAGTTTATACCCTAACTTTGTAACACCAAACCTAACACAAGGGCAAAAATATGGCTTGTCAGGGACTTTATACAATCCAGGTATAAATGTACTAGAGGTACGGTTAAAATTGCTATACGGTACCAAAAATGAGCTTGTAGGTACATACCAAGTTCAACCTAATCAATACTTAGATGTAAAAGAAATTTACACGCTACCTAGTACGGAAACGGTTGAAAAGTTTGGTATAGCCTTTGAAGTAGCACAAACAAGCGATTTTGTACAATTTGAAGTGTATTTACCTAAGATTGAACAAGGTGGAGAGGTTACTCCGTTCGTTGAGGATAGAGATGAGTTTAACGGCTATCGAAAAACTAACACAGATGACGGAACACCGCCATTTACTGGGACTTATGAGGGGACACCACCACAAAGTACCGATTATAAAGATTATATTTGGGCAGGTTCTAAAAACGGTAAAGAATTCTTTTATCTAGAAGAAAGAGGAATTTGCAAACAAGAAGTTGTTTGGTGTTATAGTCGCCCCCTTAATCAACGTGTATTGATTGGAATTGATTCAGACACTTATGACACCGAAGCAGGTAGAACGCTCAAATTTCATGTTTTGAACGGAAATAAGGGCATATTTGATTTGACTGGTAGCGTCATTTATCCCGAACAGTTCACAGATAAACGTCAAACTTTTGACAGCGATACAAAGGCATGGGCAGATAACCAAGAACCGTTATACGTTACTGACGTAAATACTGCAATTGATTGCACTTTCGGAGAAATAGCAAGTAACATCGTAGAGGGTTGGTATTATCAACTAGATGACAAACGTTATAGAGTAGATGAAACACTTTATTCAGCAATGCTTAATACAGGTTATAACATGGGTTCTTATTGGTCAAATTGGGACTTTAAAATCTATGCGGATGAAATGCGTGCAAGTTATAACATTGGGAATTGTAGAGTCAGCGAAAAAACTAACTATACTTCTATGAATGAATGGACTGGAAGCGTAGCGTTCCCTACTGGGGTAGTTTTATCACCTTACAAGCCTAAACTAAGCGAAACGGACACAAGAAAGCTAAAAGGCGTTTCAAGTGCTACGACTATTTGGGCAACTGGGGTATTAAAAACAGAACGTAGTACGGAAGATTGGTTTAGAGAGTACGAAGATTCAAGAACTAGACCAGTACCAACGCAAATTCTTTTTGCTAACTATAATACTAAAAAAGCATGGTTATTTCAACAACAAACCAACGGAACATGGAGCAAGAGCGGAGAATTAACGATACCGTCAGATTACATGGCGCAGGCTAGAGTTTGGGGTATTATACCAAAAAATGGAGAATTAAAAGGTAATGTTATCATGACAGATAAAAATTATGCTGATTTTCCTGCAAACGTTAGACCGATAACACTAGGAGTAGAAGAATTGTTTCCAGTTATCAAGTATAACGAAGTTAAGTTTAACCCTCAAATGTACGCAACTGCATACAATACCAAACTATTTTGGTGGGGGCAAAAAGCGAACGTAAGTAATTTGACTTATGGCGAGTGTGGAGTTCGTTCGGTTGATTTTATGAGTGGTTTATGCACAATAGAAAGGGTATACAAGTAAATGATTTCATGGTTAAATTTTGAGGAGTTGTTAATTCACAACCCTATTGAGCTTATTAATTTTAGTAAGAGTAATATACAAGTAGCATTGAGTAAAAAGCAGTACATTGATTTCTTTAGTAATAAAGCTGTTTATATGGGACTGTATTATGATGAAGAAATGGACTTTTGTGTAATGTTTTATGCTGACCCTTTGCAAAGTTCTAAAAGTGGAGAGATGTACGTAGAGGGATACATAGACGTAGACATGAAAATATATAGAGTTAAAGTATTGAGTAATGTTTACATGCTAAAAGGTTCAGAAATGGTCAAAAAATGGGCTATAACTAAAACAGGTATGCGTGTAAGTCCTCAAGCTAAACAAATTACAATGGTTCAAGCAGGGGTGTTAATGAGGTGCGAAATTAATAATAATATTACAGGTTGGACAGACGGAACAACACAATTAGAATACAGCGGTCAAGATTTTATAATTGACGGTTACGGAATGAGAGGGCTACACAATGGATAGTACAATAAACGGTAAAACGGTACATATAAACAACCCGTTAGACCTTATAGGCTTAGGACGTAGGGAAATCGAGTTTAACATTCATAAAGCAGATTATTGGGAAATGTTCAAAGAAACTATGCAAGTACCTACAATGAAACGTGGAGGATACAAAAACTTGCTCAAAGGTGGTTGGGTATTTGTTGACCCTTTTAATCAGGGTAGGGATTTGTGGACTAAAGACTACTTCACAAAATCAGGCGGAACGGTATGGCAAACTTTTGGAGCTAACGGAGACATTTTTGATTATGGTACTTATGAAAGTGGGTATTATGGTTTTAAGTGTCCTAGTAATAAAAATGATGAAGATTACATTATTGGCAATCAACTGTCTTTTTTACAAGCAGGCAAAACTTACACTTTACAATGGGATATGAAGCGAACAACTCCTTTTATAAAAGGAGATATACAAAGCTTCATAGGAGCAGGAGCAAGTGACTGGACTTTTGTAGACACAAGGAAACCGTTTTATGTCAATGGTTCTTTGCATCCATCAGGTACTGACGGTTTCGTTAGTTGGAATAGTTTCATTGATTCAGAAGATACTTCATGGCATAGATGTACAATCACATTCACTTGTAAAAGTCCTATAACTGACTTGAGTAAACGAACCATACGTTGGAGAGCTAAAAAAGATAGTTCTTGGAAAGTGAAAAATATTATGATGTTTGATGGTTCTGAACGATTGGGGACTGATTTTAGATTACATGAGCAAGAATATTATGATTGGACTTTCTACGAGGGTAGACAAGGAATGCGTGAAGTGTCAGCAAACTTTGGTTTTTATTATAGCGAAGATTATGCTTTTTGTTCAGCATTCAAAGTCAATATACATAAAGGGTTTGAAACAAGAGGTTTTAATCCAGTTACACAAGAATTTGAATGTAAAGCAGAAGTCGAGAACTTTGCACAAATTGTCAACCCTACAATCAAATACTATCAGGACATTAAACAAATACCTGATAATGTGAATTGGAATAATACTATCATATACAACCCTAAACCGAACGGAATAGACTACTTACAGTGTAAAGCTAAAGGGAACTACATGACCTTATACAAAGTCAGAGATGATAATTATAGTTCATACGTTCCTAAACGTTGGCAAGCTACATTTTTTGATTCAATTCCTAACGGTAAATGGCTATATGGTGGTTACTGTTATACTGGTACATTACAAACATACGAGATAGAAAACTAATAATAAAGGAGAAGAAAGAAAATGATTGAAACATTGAAAGCAATTGGCTTAGTTGTATTTATGCAGTTACTTAGTTTAGCACTAGAGTTTATAGATACTGGTACATTAAAACCTAGTGTTAAAAAAAGAATAGCAGTAGAGTTAATTGTCCTGTCTGTTTATGTATCAGGTGTGACAGTGTTTAAAGGAATGATTAGTGATGAACTAATATCATTGATTGGAACTGTATACTTAGCAGTAGTAGTTAGTCATCTATATAAGTTCTTAACTAATAAGAAAGAAGAAATAGACGGAGGAGATAAAGAAGAATAGTAGTAGTGTAGTAGTAGTGTATATAGTATGATAGTATAGCATAGCAATCGTTACAAAATAAACTTTGTAGCTTTGTTGTGCTTTTTTTGTTTTAAATTTTTGTTCAAGTTTATAGGGGGGGTGATATAAAGGGGGTGGGTTCTCTATCAAGCCTAA